CTAAAATCCTTCATCCATTAGCTCAGTGGCCTTCTTATCTGATACGCCGTTTTCTTCTTCAATAAGATGGACGTAGGTGTTAACGGTCGTTTCTAGTTTCTGATGTCGAAGGCGATGTTGAACATAGGGAAGGGACTCATGATTTAAGATAAGAATCGAAGCGTGTGTATGCCTCATGGCGTGTGTTGTAACTTTATTGATATTTAGACGGTTACAAATACGTCCTAGCTCTTCGTTTGCATTCCCATTGCCCACGATTTTTCCTAGTTTAGACCAAAATACGAGGTTCTTAGGATTCTTCATTTCGTGCAATTCTAAATAATCTTTCTGCGTGCTACGATAGCTCCTCATAAAACGACAGTAGGCGGGCCCTATGGTTATATCTCCATCGGCCTGTCCATTTCCCTTAGTTGGACGAAAAGTCTGTCTACGGGCGTCCCACTGCTGTTTAATGTGAACTATTCCATTATTCAAATCCAAATTATCCCACGTCAGACCAGCAGCTTCCTCGAACCTGGTCCCAGTTTCTAATTGAAACAGCATCATCAGCATAGTCATGTGGTCATAATCAGCCGTTTTAATGAGATATTTACGCAGTTTCTTATAATCGGACAACGTTAAATACTTTTCCTCTACGGGCTTAGGAGGGCGTCCAGTGACGTGTGCCTTGTAAGCAAAGTCACGTTTTAGAATACCATCGGCTACAGCGTCCTTGATTGCGGTGTGTACTTGTTGATGAAGTTTGTGAGATGTGGCAATTCCATGACTGCGACCAAATTCATTCAGGAATTTCTGATAATCTGGCCGTTTAATTGCGCTCATAGGTTGATCCTTAAAATATGCAGAGACGTGACGCCAGTTGCCCATATATAGCTCGTGAGTATGACGCGATACGCCGTCAGTTTTATATATTCTGATCCAATCAAGAAAGTAGTGCTTTAGACTCTCGGTGCTACGTGATAAGTCAGCACCTTCCAGCAGAGCATTTTTAGTTTTAGTTTCCCACTCAACGGCGTCAGTTTTGCGCTTTTCTAAATGAGTAACTGACTTATAGTTACCGTCATCATCTTTATAAGAGACACGGGCTTGCCATTTACCATTATTAAGTTTGGTTACTGACATGTTTTATTCCTCCTAACTGGAAATAACAATAAGTTGACATTGGCAAACGTATGTTCTTTTCACTTTAAAATATATACCCCATTGTGGGGTACATATAAACGATTATTTTGCTAGCTGTTCAATGTAATTATTACGTTTTGAAAATAGTATTGGTGTAATACCTTCTGAATCAAATAGATTAATTATATTGTCATCAACACTTTCTTCGTCGTTAATAATTGTGTAAAAATCAGTGTTAGGTCTTACATCTTGTGTTTGACGTTTATCCATCGCAATTGATTTTGCATAGTATTCGTTCTTAGCATTGTTCATCGTACGTATAAGCTTTTCTGGAATATCCCGTATTCCAGGGATTGAGAAATCATAATGATGAATCATACCAGTACGGCCAATGATATTTGGCCCGTCTGTAACACGAATATTTTGATCTTCAAAAAATTTTGCAACTTCATTAATAAATATAGATGATACTTTTTTATTTGATAGCATAAACATATCGTTAGTAAACAACATTGCTTGTATTAGAAGGTTCTGTTTGACTGGATAGTCATTAAGTGTTGTAGTAATGAATAATTCATGTTGGCTTTTATCTATCTTAACGGAATAACTGTTTAATTGTTCAGTCAAGATATGCATGCGTTGTTTTGATCTAGAAAGGTAAATTCCATCGCCTTCTAAATCATCAAAAATGTAGCCTCCATCAGTCAGCTTTATTAAGCCGTTCTGTTGGCTGACAGCATACAGAATGATTGCATCATTATGCCTATCTAAGAAAGGAGTATCAATTCGTGTTATCCCGGTTTGAATAGGCAACCATTTAGTGCTTTTTTTATAAAATTCATCAGCTGATTTTTTTAATTGTTGGATAGTTACCATTTAAAAAGCTCCTTTCTTAGCAGAGTCAATGCTTCTTATTGAGGTAGTTATTTATATAATTTGGTATTAGTATAATTTAAAAAGTCATCTAAGGCTAAAAAAAGGGTTGAAATATTATGAATTTCATTAGGCAAGGGGATTGCTGTTGCATCTTTTCGTAAGCCCTTCTGTTCATGGTAAATGTGCATATGATTTTGACCAATTATTTCACCATCTGGATTTTTGTGCTTGCCATTCTGTATATCAATTCGTATAAGCATGTCATTTGTATCCGTAAATCTAATATGAAGACTGAATCTAGAAACGTCTAACGGATGTCTATATCGGTGCAACGTGTACTTGATATGATTTTCAAAGTCGATTACTGGTGTATCATCTTTAATTCTACCAATAAATGGCGTTTCTCCGGGAATTTGACGTTCACATTTTTTTACGGAATGAATTAATTGGTTGACTTCTGTGTCAGTTAGTTCGTTAATATTCATTTTAAGCACAATTCCTTCTGATTAGTTTCGTTAAATACTGATTGTTTTTGCAATTATATTTTGAATACAAATACAAAGCGAGTGACGGGAATCGAACCCGCGACTACAGCTTGGAAGGCTGTCGTTTTACCACTAAACTACACTCGCATAAGAGCCAACAATGGGTTTTGGTCGGCTCAACAGTTAATTAGAATGTACCTACAATTATTTTTGCTTAAGACGATCAACCATATCTCTTTCCATTCCTTGGATTATGCGGCCACATTCTTTCCTTGAGTAGCTATCTTTTGTAAGATAAACGAAAGCATACAGATTAATAAAAGAGGTTAAGTCATTAGTAATGTTATCTATGAGTTCATATTTCGACATATCTTTATCCATAATCTTACCTTCTTTCTTTTAAAAGTGGGTGGCAGGGATTGAACCTACATAACAATTTCAAACGAGAGAGAAGGGCTGAAATCGTTATTCTACCATTGAATTACGCCCACGTGATGTAGGTACTAAAGTAAGCGGTAGTATGGGTTATTTGTTACAATGCGAGCGGCAGGAGTCGAACCTACATCAATATAGGATGTGAGACCTATGAGAAGTGTGCAAATAATTGTTCTACCGTTGAACTACACTCGCGTGAAAGCCCAATATGGGGTTGCTGTTATACTTTTTTAATTGCGTCGCCGTAAACTATGATACTTTGTGCAGATAGCGATGCGTTACCACTGGGAGCTCGGGAAATACGATAGTTAGAGATTGCCGTACCGCCAAGTTTAATAGCTTCTGACCACAAATCTTTTTGGGCTTTTTCTATTGCTGATCTAATCTCGCCTTTACCTAATGTTCCTGCATTAGCAATTCCTGTGACAATTCCAATTGGAACATAGTCGTCTGGGGTTTGACCAGTAATGATGAATTCTGGTTTTCGTTTCAACAATCCCATTTTGTCCACCTCTTAGTTGTAGTAATAATAATTTATTCCTCAGTAATGAGAAATAAATTATAAGTAATCCCGACCCTTAGCTTTTCATGACATCCTGACTGGTCAATGCGAGTGGCAGGAGTCGAACCTGCATCTGTTAGTATCTAGTTAGCAATTCAAAGGAGCACCGTTCTACCGTTGAACTACGCTCGCGTGAAAGCCCCGATGAGGGCTTGGACCTGTTATGGTCTTGCGTATTGATTGCCCCGTGGTGCTGGCTTGGCACCAGAATTATCAGCAGCACTCTGGGTCATATATTGGTAATTACCTGGATTTTTAACGCTGGTGTAGTACTTATTGGAGTCTGATACAAAAACCATACCAGAAGCAGCAGTAGTCCAACCACCATTTTGTGTATAGGAAGCATTGTCTGTTTTACTTGTTTCGCTCGCTTTTTTAGCTGATGACGAGCTAGCAACTAATGATTCTGAACTGGCTTTAGCTATTGAAGAGCTTTCTGCCTCAGACTGCTTTTTGCTTGATTCGGATTCAGAACTAGCCATACTCTCTGAATTCTCTTTGGATTCAGACTTGGAGGCAGCAATACTTTCAGATTCTTCTTTGCTACTTGATAGGGCGCTTTCAGATGACTCCTTCTCCTTAATAGAGTTAGCTTTACTGATACTAGCCTTTCTTTTCGATGCATCTTTTGCTGAACTTTTCTTTGCTTTGCTACTTGAGGCTGTATCTGACTGTGATGCACTCGATCTTGCTGTGCCAGAAGGGGCGGCCCAAACCGTTAATGCTAAGAATAGGATTGTTAGTCCTACTGAGATTAAGGTGTATTTTTTGTATGGACGATTAACACCTGTTTTTGTGAAATGATGAATTCCCCCACGAATTGAAAAGTAAGCTAACGCAATTAAAGATACAAGAAACATAAATGTAAAAAATATATCCAAAGTAATCCCTCCAAAATATGTTATTCCCCAATAACAATAATTCCCCGAATTATAAGTAGTCCCAACTCCTAGCTTTTAATGACATCCTGACTGGTCAATGTGAGTGGCAGGAGTTGAACCCGCATGGCAATAAGAAATAAAGGAAGGGTATCCCATAAGAAGTTGCTGTTCTGCCGTTGAACTACACCCACGTTTGTAATAATTTAGTGATGAAGCTTTTTATAGAGAAAATATGCAACTAATGCTGATATAATTGCCACAAATAATAGCTCAGTGCTCCACTTAATAGAGGACATGCTTTTTAAAAAATAAGTTAAAGAATTGAACATTGGTGATTCTCCTGTGTTTGATTGAGTTAGGAATCTCTATGCGAGCGGCAGGAGTCGAACCTGCATTGGAAGGTAGGCTATATTTGAATTAAAGGAACCATTCTACCGTTGAACTACGCTCGCGTGAAAGCCCAATCAAGGGCCAGTTATAAATTGCTATTTCATACCAGATTGAGTTTTACCACTCAATGTTCCATTGGTGAAAGTAACGTTAAAGTTCGCACCTAATACGCCTTTGACACCTGAGGTATATCCTTCAAAATAGTGCATTGTGTTATTGTTGTGGTTGATTAAAGTTCTTTAGGGAAGCTAAATATAAAGAACCACCAATAATTGCGATAATTCCGCCAATCCAACCTAAGAATGGAATAAGTGCGATTGCGCCGCCGACAATTAGTAAAACACCTGGTGCAGTATTTACTCTTGAATCGCCTTTATAATAAATTAATGCAATGATGCCTAGTGCTAAAATGGCAATTTTCAAAATGTTTAATAAAGCCACTGTACCTGATGTGCTTGTTGCTGATCCAGTTGCCGCATCGCTTAGGGCGCCACCAGCGACAAACCAGCCCCCAAATAATAAGATGATTCCGCCAACTAATCCCACGATTCCGTTGGTAAGCGCTAAATTCTTTGTCTTCATGCTGAAATTCCTCCTCTTTTAACAGCTTTTAATGTCGATCAGCTTATTGGACATAGCTTTTTAGTATTCCCTAGCAATATTAATTCTTATCGTGATTTTTCTGTGTCTGTGCGAGAAGTTCCTTATACTTATTAATTTCTGAGTTAAAACGGTCTGGTATATCTTCATTTGGGTGTAACTTTTTCCAGATGAAAATTCCAATCATTGACCAAAGGCCTGCACGAATTAAATCCTTTAGTTTGAGATGTCCCACTGTCATGAATTTAACGAACTTATTTAAAATCCAGTACATAATAGCGATAATAATTATTAACCATGTGAGAATAATAGACATATCTTCCTCCTAGTTATAGTAATAATAATTTCTACGTTGCTTTTGTTTGATGGTCTGACCGACGTACAGTTGTGTACCAGAGTCTCCAAGACCATCTTTATATACATGAGTGATACCAGTGCTACTATCATCTAATCTATAAAGCATACCGTAATCAGTTTTCCAACCATAAGCCATTCCCTGTGAAGTTTCTATAGACGAATATGCAGAGCCAACGTATTTTTGTAAAGTTTCGACGTCTTTTTGCCCAAAAACCTTAGCAAATGATTTGAGTTGGCCTTCGTTTACTCTTTTCTTGCTAGATTCGTTAGCTTCGGTCTTATCTTTTTTTATAGCGGCTTTATGAACTTCATCAGGAGAACCATCAAATAATTTATCATTTTGAAAATCTAAGTCATCAGATCCGTACATAAGCGTGCTTGAGTTCTCGTCTGTAGGCTTTCCCATGATAGCAGTGACCTGTGATTTAGTCATGCCAAGCTTAACTTTGCTGAAATCATACTTTTTAGAACTAGATGATTTAGAAGAATGGCTTTGAGACGTTGAGTCTATTGATTCTTTACTTGTAGTAGAGTTGCTATTCGCTGAATTATAATTATTACTCTCTGAAGAACTTTTTATGGCAGGGTCAAATATTATGCCAATTACCATAAACACAAGAGATATAAGTAGTGATAATAGTCCGTACTTAAAAGAATGTTTGGTATCTTTATTTGTTAAAAATTTTATAGTTCCCCGTCCAATAAAATACAGAAAAGCTATGAATGAAATTAAAAATACTGTATTAATAATCGCTGTCATAATTCCTCCAAACTCATGTATATTAATCTCCGTCGAATGGTACCCCGTATTGATAGGACAGTTCTCTGTATGAATAGGGAATATGGCCATTCTCCTCAATAAACAACATTCCCATCAATCCAACTGAAAATTCATCAGCTTCACGTTCAAACTTAGAATGTCCATGTTTAACGGAAGTGTAGTACCCAATCAGCCCCTCATGGAATATAACGTGTCCTAGTTCGTGACCGAGTATGAAATACTGTGTAGGCGTGTGTTTAATAGAATTATTGAGTAGTATGATAGGCTCTTGGTTGTCATAAGCATTTTTACCCAGAGGCATTGCCCCAAAATCACACCATTCCACTTGTATGTTAAGCTTTTCCGCAATTACAAACGGGTCCGCTGTGTGATAACGATTGACAATAGTTTTAACGATATCTTTTACTCTATCCATAAGTAAAACTCCTAATCATGCTTGTGGCGTTTCCAGAATATTGTTGCCATAGCCACACGCACTTGTTGTTTTTCTTCTTCAGTAAGATCTTCACCCCCATAGGTCATCGAACCCTCATTCGCATCTAAAAAATCTTGTAAGTCTTTAGTGTCTTTCTCGTTGGCCCATTTTGGAGTACCGTTCTTTCCAAGCAAGTAGTCGGTTGTTACTCCAAAGTAATCTGATAGCTTTATTAAGTCATCGTTGCTAACGGATCTTCTATCACTTTCCCAACTTGCGATGGTGCTTTGGCTAACATTCATTGCGTCAGCCAGCATGGGCTGGGTTAAAGATTTTTGTTTTCTTAGGTTTGCTATTCTTTTGCCAATAGTCATTTATGATAACCTCCACAATTAGTATTTTAGCTTGTACAGATAGTAAAGGACAGACCTTTTATTTTATTTGTACAAAAAGACTTGACTTGTACAAATAGACATAGTACTATTAGTACATGAAAGGAGCGATGATTTTGAAACTTAAATATTATAGAGAAGCAATGAATTTAACCCAAGAAGAGTTAGCAAGACATGCAAAAGTTTCTGTAGCAATGGTCCAATCAATGGAAAATGGCAGACGAAAGGGTTCTACTGATACTATTCTAAAATTGTCGGACGCGTTAAACGTAACTGTTGATGATCTTTTGCGTGGAAACGATATGACTATTAGTCATAAAAAGGAGATGCCAAAATGAAGCCAATAACAAGTAAAAGAGCCGCTATCGCAAATAGCAACTCTTCGGATTAAACGTTAATGACTGACAATCTTTACCACTTTGGAGCTGGCAAACACGGTGCCAGGGTCATCATCAGTGAAAAAGAAAGTGTAGTTGTTTAGAAGTTTGGTGATACTTGGCACTAATCCTAGCTTAATATGTTCGTTCAGTTCAAACGGACCATTAATTTCGTCTTTGTTAGGAAAATCGTACGTTATCTTTTCCCAGTTCTTTTTAGAAACTTTCTTAGGCCGATCATTAATTGGCGCAGTGCGAATACCCCAAACAAAGTCATTGACGTTTAGCGTTAGTGTTTCACCATCTAAAAAATGAATCGTAGCTGTTAACATTTTTTTACCACCTTTTTAAGTGAGAAGTCTATAGAAATTATTTTTCCACCTCGTTGTAAGGCGGAAAGTCGAAGAAGTCGTGGACGCTGATACCGAGGGTGCCACATACCTTACGGATTGTAGTAATTGTTGGACGCTTACTTCTCCCTTCAAACATCGCGTTTACAGTCGACTGGTTCAGCCCAGCTAATGTTGCAACACGATTAATAGTTAAGTTCTGTTGAGTTATTAATTCCATTAAATGTTCGGAAACAAATTCTCCATCGGTTTTCATGTTATGAGCTCCTAACGATATATTGTTAAGTTCATTCTAAAGTAAATAACAAAAATATTTACTAATATATTGTTGACATGTAACGATATATTAGTTATTATATGGCCAGGTTACCAATATATTAGTGGCTGGAAAGGAGATACCAAATGACTTACACATTAAGGATTCGAGAATTGCGGCAGAAACTGGGACTCAGCCAATCAGCACTAGCTGATAAAAGTGGAGTACCGCAAACGACGATCAGCGCAATTGAGTCAGGTACTAATTTGACATACGAGACGGCGAAAAAGCTTGCCCGTGCATTGGGAGTTTCCACAGATGAATTATCAGTGGAGGTGACCGAGTAATGGAAGTTATGCAAGAGAAGTTGCACGAAATGGTCCAAAGGTTCCATTTAGGTGTGTCTAATGTTTATCAAACTAACGAAAGCAAAATTGATGAAGCGCGTCGAATATTCGAGTTACTAAAAGCAAATATTTAATTTTCAAAGAACGGAGGAAACAAAATGACACATCTATCACGAACTACATTAATTAATGCACTAGCAAAGGTTAAGCCAGAAACACCAAGAGTAATGTTTGAGGCACTGAGCGATAAAGCACTAGATGCTGAATTTCGAGCAGTAACGGCCGAGTATAACGAGCAAGCTAGCCAACTTATGTCAGTTTCATATTAGGAGGTGCGAACATGTCAGATACGATATTGATTCGGCATGAGGCTCCAAAGGGATTCCAATTCATTAGCGAAGAAGAATACGAGAAGTTCCAAGCCTGGAAGCAAGCACAACGTGGTATTCGTACTTGGAAGCTTAAAGATCTGGCTAAGTATAAATACGGAACTAAATCAACCGAACGAGCCTCACGATATTTAACCAAGCATCGTCATGATTTGGACATTGAACAGGGTGGCTTCATTGATTATGTGAATACCCATAACGGCTGGCAGATTCCAGCAGCTGAGATGATCGATTACCTATTAGATCATCCCGATTAATTTAAATTATAAGTGAATTACATGGAAAGGCTATATAAAGCCCTTTCCAAAATACAGAGGTGTAGGTATGAAGAACAAGTTTGCAGAGCAATTGTCATTGGCATTAGGCAAAAATAAAACACTAACACAGCAGCAGATTGCAGATAGGACGCATGTTTCTCCCGGACAATTGTCCCGGTTGAAGAGTGGATCAAGAAGTACTGATCCACAAATCAGGAAGTCGTTAGCAAATGTAATTAACGATTTTTGGCTTAGCTATTCTGGTGCTCGCGAGAATTTCGGAGTGCTGTCATTTCAGAATGACAGGTGTCTAAAGGGTGATATGTTCTCAGCCCTAATGCGTCAGAAGAAAGAGCAGCAAGAACGAGAGTCAATGGAAGCTGAGTTTGAGAATGCTATTGCGATTAATCCAAACGATCGGACACCAGCGCAGCAGCTAGTCATTGAACGTTATCCACGTGAATACGCTGAAGAGATTAGCGCCGAGATAACTGATTTAGCTAAGAAAGCTGAGTATGCCGGTATTCCAATGGATAAATTGCAGGAAGTAATCGATAAAGTCAATCAAGAAAATGGCTAGGAGGAAATAGCAATGATTGAAGGAGCATTAGTAGGCTGCGCGTTAACTGCATTGTGGTTCAAGCGTCATGAAGTTGCTAGCTGGTTTGGAATTTAAGGAGATGAAGACGATGAAATTTACATTCAGGATTGGAAATGTGCTTTACAAACAGATCACGATTCAGGAGTTAGATAGTCTTTTTAATACGTTTAAGGAGGTTGAATGAATTGGAAGTACGCAAAGTATCGCTAAAGCATAAGTTTGAGTACGAAAAAAGCTGCTCAAGTATTGGTAGTACCCGTGCAGCAAAGACGCTTAATAATTTTATTTTCGAATTCTATTGTACTCCGAAACAGTCACTAAGACAACGGTTGACACGGAGGTGGGCGAAATGAACGGTTACGATAGCTGGTTAATTGACCAAGAAGAAGCTGTGGAAGGCTGGCATGATGACGAGCCTACTGAGGAAGAGCTGATTGAAAGTGGGGTCATTGCTGATTATTAAATAAACAGGAGGTTTCAATTATGGACGCAATGTTAAAAGAAGAACTTAGAACGGTGACGGAACGTGAAAACGAAGGCTTCAAAATTGACTCATTGGAGAAAGCTGACTGGGCGTTAAAGAAGCTCAAGGCTATCCAAGCGCATGATGATGAAATTGGCCAAGTTGCGAAGAACAATATTGACCAGGCAATTGCATGGCGCGACCGGGAGCTTGATAAGAACCAAGCCAACCGCGAGTATTTCGAAGGGCTACTGACCAACTATTTACGTGATCAACGGTTAGTCGATAAGAAATTCAAAATCGATACCCCTAATGGCCGTGTATCAACTCGTAAGAACCCGGCTGGGTTGGCGTATGACGAAAAGATGGTTTTAAACTCACTTCGTAATCAGGGCATGAGCCAATATATCAAGGTCAAGGAATCTATTGATAAAGTCGATTTAAAAAAAGCTGGTCGCATGGTTGGTGACAAGTTTGTCATGGAAGATGGCGAGATTATCGCTGGTATTACTGAAAAACCGGCAACTGAGAAGGTCACGTTTAAATACTAGGAGGAACCAATATGAGCGAAGCAATCGCGAAAGCAGAAAATCAAACGAATAGTCTATCCCTAATCATGGGTACTGATCAAAACAAGATGGCTAGCGAACTACAGGCTATCTCTAATTTCCAAACTATGGTTCAACATCAACTAAAAGATGGTCAAGATTTTGGGGTCGTACCTGGTACACAGAAGCCGACGCTCCTTAAACCGGGTGCCGAAAAAATTCAAATGTTGATGGGCGTGACCAGCGAATACAACGTTATCGATAAAGTTGAGGACTACGAGTCGGGTTATTTCGACTACACCGTCAAGTGCGTGCTATACAAGAGCGGTATGCAGTTAACTGAGGGATTAGGGTCGGCAAATACAAAAGAGAGTAAGTACGTTTCTCGTGATGGCTTTTCAATGAAAAACACGGTATTGAAGATGGCAAAAAAGCGAGCTCAAGTTGATGCCACACTGACCATCGCTAGTTTATCAAATGTCTTCACGCAAGATGTCGAAGATATGCAGAACTTTAACCAACGTGAGAATAACGAAACCATGACTTATGATGAAGCCTTTAATTTAAAACTTAACTTTGGCAAAAATAAAGGCAAGAGCATGGGAGATGTCATGAATGAGAATCGTGGCTATATTGAATGGCTAGCTGAGAATGCACAGAAACCTGAATTTAAGACTGCTGCTAAATTATTACTAGCTGGCAAGCAACAGCCCGCAACTGACGATGAAGTAAATGAAGATTTTGATCCTACCAACATCATTGCTAGTTCAAAGCAGACAAGTGAGATTGCTAACCTTGCTGGTGAACTGGCCACCCAAACCAAGAATGGCACACCATTATCGGTGACTAATGAGGTTATTCAACAAATTGTCCCTGATTGGAAAGGGACTGACGACGATTGGAAGAATCTAACAGTAGCACAAGCAGAGGATGCTAAGAGCCAGCTACAAGGGTTGCTAGCGGCATTTGATAAGAAATAAACATTCGAATTGGCTTGAATGCAGCAGTGACTGAATCCACCGAACGGGTGAAAGGCCCATTAGTAAAGGAGGGACGAATTTGGATTACTTCAAACAACGACGAGCGTACCGTAATTTTAAGATGTATGAAGCGAGTGTCTCTAACGGCCAAAATAATCTGTATCGCGAGTTACTAGACTATGCGAACGATGAAGGCAAGTTGGACGTTCAGTTTCGCATGAAAAATTCGGCATTACTCAGTCTGACAGGACTATCCGAACCCGGCCTCGATAAAGCACGCAACTCATTAGTGCAACTAGGACTAATTAAATACGTTAGAGGCAAGAAAAATGTGAAACCACCTGAATATCGCATTATTAATTTATATAGTAGGTCAGCTGGTTACCCAACCAGTAACCCAACTACAAGTCATAAAAGTAGGTCAACTGGTTTAGATGAAGTAGGCCAACCGGTTGGGCAAGGTGGAGGTCAACCAGTAGAACATAAAGAACTTACTAGTACTGACCCTGACTTGACTGATACTGACTCTTATGATGATGACGCGGGTGTCACGCGCGAGCAGGTCATTAACGATTGGACCAACCTGTGGGGATTTCCAAATGGTATTGCCCGACCTGAGATTGATGAATGGCTGGAAGAGTTCAAGCCTGAGGTGATTGCCTATGCAATTTGGGTTGCTGGAGAACATCAGATTGGATCTAATGCATGTTTGAAATACGTTCGTGCAATTGTTGCGGGTTGGAAGAAACGAAATATTACGACGTTAGAGCAGGCTAAAAAGGCTGCTGCTAATCATGACGACCGCATGAAGAGCGAAAGAAAACCTAGTGGCTATTCAAAACCACGCCGTAAAGAAGTTACGCCAAAGTGGATGCAAAACGGCGCTTCTCAGGCGGATTCTAAGCCAAATTCAAGTGATAACCAGCAGGACGATATGAGTGACGATGATTTTCTAGCGCTCATGAACAGTCAGGAGGAAGCTAAATGAATTGGGGTAATCAATTAGTCAAGTTAGCCGCTAACCATGCCTATGAACCGGCCGCATTGCACTGGACTAAGCAGCGTATGAAGCGGCATTTAAAGGCTGGCGGTAGCGCGCAAGATGAAGTGTGCGCTCATGAGTACAAGCTATTTGCACTCGAGGTTTTAATTATTGAATATCAGCGGGATGGCTTAAATTTTGATTTGACCCAATGTTGGGGTAAGCCAGCCGAGTATTTTATTGATCTCGAGCAAGCTAGACAAGGATTGCAAACGGAGGTGAGCGAATGAATGAAACACAGGTGCTAGTAATTAACGCTGATCTACCCGATATCGATCACCCACTAGCAATCGGGCCCGAACCGGAAATGTTTAAGCTCGCGCAACATAACTACAAATCTGGTGAATGGTCGTTTCCGGTTAGACTGGTTAAGCCTGGGACTAAGGTACGCAGTGATGAAGCTTACTTAGCCAGTATGAAACAAGATTCGAAGCAGGGAGAACGTGAAGATATTAAAGCCATTCGGCAAGCACATAAACATGGCAAACATACGCTTAGAGAACTAGCTGATAGTACGGCAATTGAATTAAATCGGGTAAAGGATTTAGTCCATAAATACAGCCTGCCACTGACTAACGATTACTGGCGTGCTGAGAAGTATAACAATCCTGATGAAGTGATCGCCTATCAAACACTGGCGCGATTATGTAAGAGGATTGACGCCCCAGAATTTTCGATTAGACAGGCCAGTATGTCTAACGGGATCGTTAATGGCTACTACATTAGCCGGGTGCCGAAAGTATGAGTAAAGTCGTGATTAAGGGCGAACTACCTAGCTTAAATGAGTACATCAAGGCTGAACGGGCCAATCGGTATGCGGCAGCTAACCTAAAGAAGCGGTACACGGCCTTATGTAGTGTATATGCGCGGGCTAGTCATAATTCTGGAGTTGAATTTAATTGGCCTTGCAAGCTTAAATTTACGTGGTACACAAAGAACAACCGAAAAGATGCGGACAATATCGCGTTTGCTAAAAAGTTTGTGCTGGACGGCTTTATGAAAGCTGGGCTCCTAGGCAATGACAATCGCAAGCACATAACCGGTTTTCAAGATGAATTTGCGGTTGATAAACGAAATCCTAGAGTAGAAATAGATGAAATCACGGAGGACGAAGATGCCTAAACACACTAAGAAGCGTTCAACGATTAAACGGAAGCACCAGCGCATGAAGCTACACGCCAAAGCAAACAAAGCTAAAGCACAGGATAATAAGCAATTGGCCAAGGAATATGAGCCGTACAACATTAATAAGCGGGCGTTCGGGGAGGATTGAAAATGAGTATTAGAAATAAAATCGGAATTGGCATGATAGCCTTATTTATTTTAGTCATGATCATTGGGAACTTCTTAGACGGATTTTGGCATGGAGTTGCTTTCATCAGTGTTGTGGCATGGGTTGTGATAGCGTTGGACTTATCTAGTTCCAAGAGATGATTGGAGATGGCGACGATGATTAAACTAGATAAATGTGTTGCTAAACCAACAGAATTTAACGTAATTAAGATTACAAGTGAATTGGGTAATGAAGTACAGAAGGCGTTTAAGACTGCTGATAAGCTTGATAAAAAACTAGATAGACCAAGAAACACTTGGAAAGCAATCTTTCAATATCATGGGTTGATTTGGACTAATATATGGGGATTTGAATTCATAGCAAATTATGGTAAGGAGAATCAGTGTAGACGACAGCCAGTTTCACTTAATGATCGGATTGTCGAAGACCGTGATAGTGAGCAATTCTTAATACCAAATGATCTATTTGAGCGTTATTTTATGTAGGAGATGGCGACGATGATTAAGTTTAGAGCGTGGGATAACGAGTGCAAGGTGATTAGAGGCTATGACGAATTGAAAGGGTTGACCTTTGACGCCTTAGATGCAAGTGATTTTAAAATTGAACAGTTTACCGGCCTGAAAGACGTGAACGGTAAGGAAATCTACGAGGGTGACATTTTAGAATATTATTATGAGACACATGGACAAACTTTTTATGATCCTGACACATTAGGCGCAATTGGCGGTGAACCGGGTATAGAAACAGATGTTATCGGAAAGGTTGCCATCTGGCCATCAACTGGAGTTGTGTTAACGAGAATTAAGGCAGAATATCCAGAAGATTTTGATTCAAGTAATTTTGACGTTCCCAAAATGTTACATGTTAACAAACGCTTTACGATCATTGGCAACGTACACGATAACCCGGAACTATTGGAGGCGGACAAATGAAGTTCTATCACAAACAGCCAATTGAGGCAGAACAGTTTGATGGTAGTCAGACAAGTCTATTTGGCTATGAAGTTATGCCAGACTCATTACTTGATGCATTAACAGGTGAGCCAGCTTATTATTCAATACTGATTGACGATGTTAATCCCGAACCTGATGACTTTCCAGATGATAATGAAGTCTCGTTTGAAATTGGTGATTGGATTGTTAATGAAGCAGACGAGATTAAAGTTATGGCTGATGAAGAATTCAAACAACAGTATGTCGAGTTACCGGTGATACCAAAGGCGGTTGCTGATTGGATTGAAAAGTGCAAACGCGATGGTACTTCGGTTGGTGACATGCTTTGCTATGAACGTCAACCTGAAAAAGTGCGAGACTGGATAGAACTTACACCTGGGACTTATGACTTTAACCAGCGAAGATATGCAGAACATCAAGACTTGGTTGCCCGTGCGTGGCTAGACGGGTATGTGGTGGAGGAAGACAAATGAAACAGATATTTGAACTTCTTTGGAATTCTTCCCCGTTGCAATTGTTAGGATATTGGGCACTCGCAACTGCTACGTTAGTAATCGTTAGTTTGGTGCTACTTTGGTGGGCAAATAAGCATGACTGACACCGAATACGCCAAAGCAATTCAAACGAAAGCCACAGTTGTCAACCTGGAAATGAACGCGGCACTGACAATTGAGCAACAGGCACAAATTAGGCGGGACTTTATTGCTGGCATTGCGGAGTTGAGTGATCGCGAGAGTAAACAAAAAGCCGCCTATTAAGGCGACTAGTCACAGGACCACTCGAATGACCGTTGTAAGTATAACATAAAAAAAGCGCTGCCATCGCTGACGCCGCTACAATTGATTCCTGCAAAATTAATTATAGCATACGAAAGCGGAGGGGCGCATGATGGGCGAACAGCAAGTTATTTCAGATGAAATTTTTCCACCAATTGATGAGGAACAAACGATTAAAAAGGTACGACACTTCTTAGGCAAAGTATTACCACAGGCTGTGCGGGCGTCAGGGCATTCAGTTGCTGATTTACGCTCACCTAACATGGATGGTATGCCGAAGTCAGCCCCAGCCGGTAATAAGGCAGAGGAACGAATTACACGGCGCCTGTATGCGGAGCAGGTTGTGCAGCAGAGCATTGTAGCGATGAACAATTGCGATCACGAGTGCCAAGTAATCTTAGACCAGCTCTACTTACAGGATTACAGTGACACGATGTGCTACATGGCTATCGGTTACAGCAAGACCCAGTATTTCGACCGTTGGAAGCCGCTTGCCATGCTCCAATTTGCACAGTGTTACATGCTCGAAGACTTGAATGTTTACGAAAACCGGACTCAGACCGGACTTTGACCGGACTTTTTCCGAACTCGAACCGGTCTTCATGACATAAAAATGGTGTTAAATTTATATTATCGATAATTGACAAAGGCAAAAAACAAAATGTTTTCTTGATGGCCTAGTCAGTTATTGTTACGGCGGTGAGTCAGAGATGGAGAGCTGTATCGGTCTGTAAAACCGATCCCATTGGGTGAGTAGGTTCGATTCCTACCGCTGCCATAACCGTGTGCTGCAGGGTATTGAACAGTTCTGCAGGCAGAAGATGTGCATCTTACCTAATCGAAGGTGCCAGAGTTCCTACGATTGGTGCGGGGAACATTGTTCAAATTAGTAAGCGGGCAGACATGTCGCAATAGCGTAATTGTTAATTTCTGGTTGGCCAACTGGGGAGCAACAAGTCCACTTACTAGTTGTGGTCTTAGCTCAGTTGGTAGAGCGCCTGACTGTTAATCAGGTTGTCGCTGGTTCGAGTCCAGCAGGCTACGTTAGACGGGCACAACAATGTTCTGTTCCTCCAAACGGAAATGTTAAGAGTGTACGATGGCCCGCCTATTAAACAGATATGATCTAATTGGCAAGATGGCGGTCTCCAAAACCGTCTATGTTGGTTCAAATCCAGCTATCTGTGTAGCCGGTGGCTCAATAAGGAGAGTGAAGTGCTCCTCTCGGTCACTGGCATCAGTCTTCGTGTTTAACATCGGCCGTTAAATGCGAGTATCGCTGTAGGCTAATCGGTAAGCCACAATGGGATGTAGGTTCGAGGCCTACCGGCGATATAGTTATACGATGTTAGCGTCCACGATAGACCATTCGTATAACGTGTGCTTGTGACGGAATAGGTAGACGCATGTCAGATGGCAAGTACGTTAAAAAATAGTGCCCTGCTGACAAGGGGAAGTGCGGTCATCCTGTAAGGTGCAAATCCTTACCAAACACATTAAATGCGTCCGCAGCTCCAAAATGGACAATCTCCAAACTGCTCTCGCTTTTTAGCGGGAGTTTTTGTATAGTTAGAATAGTTTGGAGGAAGATTATGAAAAAAATTATTAAACAGTATTGGTGGGTTTTTCTACTAGGACTTTTAGCTATTATAATTATTCCAGTTATACTTCAATGGATGATGATATCAGTACTTAATAATACTAGTGGAGGATCAGATGATGGGTGGCTAGGGTTTTGGGGTGGATATCTAGGTGCTGTAATTACTGTTCCTACAACTGTTTTTGTGGCAATTTGGTCAATACGTAAACAGATACAAGAAAGTAAAAATCAATTTGAAAGACAAATAAAGGAAAGCAAAAATCAATTCGAAAAACAAATAGAGGAAAATGTTCATCAATTTAAAGAAGAGCGTAGAATCAATAATTTAAGTAAGCTATTATTAACAATCATTTCGTTAAGGGATGATACAAGTATTTTGATTGCGCATTTAAAAGCCAATGGAGAATTAGAAGAAAAAGAAAGAACATGTGATAATAAAAAGAGATTGGACCAGTTTTTTAATGTGAGATTTTTAGAATTTCAAAAAGAGTTTGACACCAGTTCTGTTTTACTTAGCTCAAATGATATAAGCAGAAAAGATTTTTTGCCTATAAAAGAAGCAATAGATCGTTGCGCACAAGGCTGCGTTTCACAAAATAAAATGGAGACTATAATTCAAGACTTATACAAAGTAGTTGATTCCGAAAATCGGTTACTTGAGATAACTCAGAACAAAATATAAAAATATCAAGCGTCGTGCTAAACAGCATGGCGCTTTTAATTTGGATAAAAATAAGGAGGTGGTAATTATTATGAACAAAGTATTGTTGAAAAAGTTAAACACTGAATACGATGAACTGACGGACAAGATTGCTAAAGCTTGGCCGGCTGCCAGTAACTTAGATATTCCTGATGAACAACGGCAACTCATTGGTATTCAAGCAAGAGCTATGGAAACCTATGCACAGGTACTGGCAATTCGGATTCGTTTACTCGAAAAATAATAGGATTATCAATCTAATTCCAATTAACGGAGGTGTGGTGGTATGTAATGAAACGAAAGTTAACGCCCAAACAGCAGAGGTTTGCCGACGAGTACATCGAGTCCGGAAAAAAGGAAGAATCTGCAATTAAAGCTGGATACAAAAGCCGGTCTGCACATTCTATAGCTACTGAAAACCTGCAAAAACCTGCAATTAAATCTTACATCGATGAGCGAATGGCCGAGATAGCTTCCAAGCGTATTATGGACGCCACAGAAGCCGTTGAGTTGCTTACTAGTATCGCTAGAGGCGAAACCAAAGAAACGGTTTATATTGGCACTGCTGACGGTGTGTACGAGAAGCACAAAGAAGCTGATTTGAAAACACGGATAAGCGCTACTAAGGAAATACTGAAGCGTTATCCGGATAACAATAAGCTTGTTGAACAACAGATTCGCAAGCTTAAAGCTGACGCGGATATTGCAGAGTCTAAAGCTCGCATTATGAATGCCTCAACCGATAGTACTGAAGCAAAAGTTTCTGAATATCTGGATAAATTGGATGACGTCCTAGGTGGTGATAGCGATGGCAATTAGTGAGCTATATACGCCGAAACAAGTTCAAGTGCTGAAAACCTTGCGGCGGACGGACTGGCGACTACTGATAAACTATGGTGCTGTTCGGTCTGGTAAAACTGTCGTTGATAATGACGCCTTCTTGATGGAACTGCGGCGTGTTCGTCAGGTTGCTGACAAATTAGGGGTCAAGGAACCAATGTACATTTTAGCGGGGTATTCAAGCAAGTCGCTACAAAACAACGTATTACAGGAACTGACGAATAAATATGACATTAACCTTCAGTTCGACAAGCATAACTCTTTCACACTGTTTGGCGTGAAAATTGTGCAGACGTTTACCGGGTCTATTGCAGGGCTGGGTGCCATTCGTGGGATGACCTCGTTTGGGGCGTATATTAACGAAGCTAGCCTTGCTAATGAAGAGGTATTCAATGAAATCCTTAATCGGTGCTCAGCACAAGGTGCGCGAATTATTTGCGATACGAACCCAGACGTTCCGACTCACTACTTGAAAGCCAGCTATATTGATAACGATGATCCTAAAGCAGGAATCGTTAGTTTCCATTTTACAATCGATGATAATACCTTTTTGCCCCCACAATACGTTGAACATCAAAAAGCGGGTACGCCGTCCGGAGTGTTTTACGACCGTGCAATACTCGGTCTATGGGTATCTGGTGAAGGTATGGTGTATAAAGATTTTAATAAGGACGAAATGATTATTCCACGGGCTCAATTGCCAGCAGACTTAACTTACTATGCGGGAGTCGACTGGGGCTATGAACATAAAGGAACGATTGTTGTAATGGCTGATGATCGAGTTGGCAATACTTATTTGATTGAAGAACATACACGTCAGTTTGAAGAGATTGATTACTGGGTAGAGATTGCAAAAGATATTCAGCATCGCTATGGCCGAAATGTTAAGTTTTGGGCTGATAGCGCGAGACCCGAACACGTTGCACGCTTCCAACGTGAAGGGCTCAAGGCGTTCAATGCTAAAAAATCGGTTTTATCAGGAATCGAGTCGGTGGCTAAGTGCATGAAGCAAGGCCACTTTTTTGTTATCAAAGAAGCGATTGATGCCTTCTTAGATGAAATCTATCAGTATGTCTGGGATGAGGCTACGGGCTTACCCGTCAAGCTTAACGATGACGTAATGGACGCGTTACGGTATGCCGTCTATAACACACACGAACGGCTCAAGGCACGGACAATTAAGAAGCCAAAGGGATTAAGAGGATAGGAGGTGAGCGGATGCAGTATGATTTGAACAAGAAGCGCGGGTCCAACGTTGCGATTGACCGTGAATTGGCTGGCAATATTGAAAACCCTAGCTTTGATGTAATTAACTATGCTATCAATCAACAACAGCAACGTATTGACCGTTATAACATGTTGGAACACTACTATGAGAGTAATCAGCACATCTTAAGCCGAAATCTTGAGATGGCGGCTAAGTTGGATCGTGCAGATGAAAAGGTAATGACGAACCACGCCAAATACATTACTGACATGATTACCGGCTTTACAACTGGTAATCCGGTATCCATTTCACCGGCGAACGGTAAGGATATTAAAGCCATTACGGATGCTCAGGACCAAATGGATATTGATTCGCATAATACGGAGATGGAGAAAGATTTAAGCGTGTTTGGGTGTGCCTATGAGCTGCTATACATCAAAAAGGTGTCAGACGCAACTACCGAGTTGGCAATTGAAAAAATTGATCCGCGCGGCTGTGTGCTGGTAACGGATGACACGTTGGATAAAAATTCGCTGTTTGGTATTTACTACGTGGAAAAGAAAGACCTGCTTGGTAATGCTAAGGGTTATTTGATTACTGTCTATACGGCCCACTGGATTATTCAGTATCGAACCAAGACAGGACGAGTGCTATCAGATGCTAATTTGGCAAGCAAACCTAAGGCCATTCAACATTATTTTAATGGTGTCCCACTTATTGAGTATCGTAATAACGAAGAGCGTCAAGGTGATTTTGAGCAAACGATTAGCCTAATCAACGCCTATAACGAATTACAGTCAGACCGTATCACCGATAAAAAGAACTTCGTGGATGCCTTGCTGGTAGTCTATGGCTTTACCCTAGATGAGGGCGAGGACGGTGAAGGAGCTAACTTGAAGGACGGTATTCTAGAAGCGCCTGGTAAAGGCGACCAGGGTGCTAGCGTTGAATGGTTGACTAAGAGCTTTGACGAATCACAGTTACAAGTACTTGTTAAGTCGATTAAGGATGACATTCATCAAACGTCTTACGTCCCTAACATGAACGACGAAAATTTTGCTGGGACGATTAGCGGCGAAGCGATGAAGTACAAACTGTTCGGCTTACTCCAATTGTTGGCGACTAAGCAGCGATACTTAACACGTGGAATTCGCCAGCGTCTACAACTGATGCAGAACATTTTAGCGTTTAAAGGCCAGTCAGTAGATGCCTCCGGAGCGACAATTAATATTGTTCCTGATATTCCAGTCAACATGGCGGATGTCATTAGCAATATCAAGAATGCTGAAGGTGTCATTCCGCAATTGGTATCACTCGGGTGGTTGCCTGGGACAAATGACCCACAAGAGTTAATTAAGATGCTGGATCAGGAAAAGGAGAAAGCACTCAAGCTACAGCAGAAAGCTATGGGCGGCGAGCCTGCCACAGATAACGAGGAGGTAACTGCGGATGATTCTGGCAACGTTTCAATTAAACAAAAAGCAGGTAGTGAGTTATCAGATAACGGGCCACGCGAATAGTGCTATTAAGGGCCATGACCTAGTTTGTGCTGCTGTTTCGGTGCTTGGCCAAGCCATCACTAATGAGCTATCTAACGCCACTGTTAACGAAAATGGTGGCTTGTTTATTGGATTGATTGAGCCCAGTGCTGATAACAAAGTTCTGTGTGAGACCTTATTACACGGACTACAAGATATTTCAGCACAATATCCTCAGAATTTGCAAGTGGTGGTGAAGGGCAATTAACTCAGAATTGAATAAAATCATTAAAACGATTGGTGTATTTGTGATCGTGATAATTAAAATGCTTGGATTAGTTTCGCTTGGATGGAAGCCAATTACAGGCATTTTAATTTTGCTGTATTTGATTTTATAAGCTCGGAGGTGTAGGAGTGGCAGATGACAAACGCAAGTTAAGTTACTGGCAACTGCGAGCCGTTCAGAGCGAACAGAAATCACATGATACTGCAACCAAACAAGCGACTATCATTGCAAGGGCGTACATGCGTGCTCAGAACTATTTGACTGGCGAGGTATCACAGATATACAAACGATATTTTACGGACGGTAAAGCGACGGAGGCCGAGGCACAACAGATTCTAAACACCAATGTTAGTCCGACTGAGTTAGTAACGTTACGGGCCCTGGCTGATAATGTCAGTGATAAGGAGTCAAAGAAGCAAGTGACTAACTACTTATCACAGATGGCAGCTAAGGGCCGTATTACCAGATTGGAAGAGCTCAAGGCTAAGAGCTACATTGCGGTGAAACAAGCGGCATCTGTTGAGATTGAGAAGTCCACGGACCTTTATACCAAGGTAATTCAAGAAGCACTTGATCAGGCAACTAACGAGAGTATTATAGGTGGCTTTGATAAAGACGTCATTCTTCCGGGCGTGAGCGCTGATAGTCAGCCTAAAATGCACACTAGAACTATCTTTGACCCTAAAACGGGTAAAGAGATGGTAACAGTTAAAGTGAACCCAGACGAACCAATAACACGGTTTAAAGAGTTGTCAGGGAAGTACGTTAAGGCTACATTAGATGCGCCGTTTAAAGGCAAGAACTACTCTAAACGGATTTGGCATAACACGGACCAACTAGCCGACCGACTCAGTGAACTATTCACGGCTCAGCAGATGAGTGGTATGCGTGAGCGTGACATGGTACAAGCTTTAGCTAAGGAGTTTGGAACTAGCAGTTACAATACGCGACGATTGATTAGAACAGAAGCCAACTACTTTCATAATCAAACGAAGCTCAATGAATGGAAACGACGCGGGGTTAAAAAGTACCAACTGGTTGCCGTGCTGGATATGCGGACTTCAAAAATCTGTCGTAGTATTGACGGCCGTGTATTTAACGTAGATGAAGCGGAAGTGAATGTTAATTTTCCGCCGTTACATCCATTTTGCCGAACTGTCGCAATCATCTATTTGTCAGATAGCCAGTACATGATGCAACGGACAGCGAATGATCCAATTACTGGTGAAAAGCTCAAGCTGAAGCCGGATGCTACTTATCAGGATTGGCGCCAGGCAGTAATCTTAAAGCATGGTCCGCAGGCTTTCGATAGTTTAGATAATCGGGTTGGCAATCGTCGGTATGATACTACCCAGTATGATGAATACAAACGGATTTTAGGTGGAGATAACGTACCCGAAACATTCGAAGATTTTCAAACGATGAAGTATAATGACAGTGATAGTTATCAGAACCTGTTGAAAGTAGCGCGCGAGGTTCGGCGCGAACAATTTGCGTTGAACAATGTACACAATTTTGGTGAAGTGCACGGTGTTCCGTATCAACAGGAAGCCAACTCAGTTTTTGACCGTTATGTCGATGGACAACTAGTTACACGAAGATATTATGGTAAGACAGGAAAGGCCCGGCTGGACATTGATTTTACCGACCATGGTAATGCTAAAATGCACACGATTGTGCCACACGCGCATCCCTGGTTACGCGTTACAAAGAAAAATGGCAAGATTGTTCCCCGGCGTGAAGAACCTGGGCGGAAATTAACGATTGCAGAAAGGATTGTGAATAAAGATGGTGGTAAGACGAGTAAAAGCTGATTCGGATCACTTAGAGTCTTTGGAGCAACTTCGATTTGCGTTAGATGTTCGTATGGAGGTTCAAATCAAAATCAATGATGTTGAGTGGTACATTGGCTTTGACAGTGAGGGCAAACGTATCATTTCTAAAGATAATGGTGATTTTGATTATCACTTCAAAGATACTGACGACGTTGATGAGATTCTTGATTATGTAATTGATGGCAAGAAAATCCGTGACCAATGGCAAGATATCGTTATTGTTGCAATGTAGGGCGTTCAATCATTTTGATTGGGCGTTTTTTAGTACGACGAGGAGAACACGATGAGTAAAGATAATTCGGATTTAATGCGTTACACCGAGATGGCAATGAAGGGCTTGACGTTTGACGCTGACACGGAGCAAGGCTTTAAGCTCATGACGGATGCATTTCTAACATGTTATGAGGAAGCACTTAATAAAGGATATGATCAAGTAACAGCAATACAAACCGCCACGATGATCCTTTCGACAATGTTCCATCAGGATTAGCATGGATGACCTGAGCACGTCTCTAAACTACTCAAACTAAATAGCATGCGTGGGTCTGATAATGACGCCACGGTCAATTTAGCACAATGTGTGGGGCTCTTAGAGTAATGCACGGGGTGCTTTTTTTGTGGCCTGAGTTATCGGAAATGCGTGGGTGTGGAGGAATTTAATTATGAAAAAGCTACTCAAACTAAAGATGAATTTACAGATGTTTGCTGACGGTGATAATGGAACTGGCGGGGATGAAGGTAGCAATCAGACGGCTGATAGCACGCCTAACACAATCGACGCCAATCAAAATAGCAACAATGACGACTCTGACCAAGACAATCAGGCAGATACGCCGTTTAAATCGTTTGCTAGTGAAAAGGACTGGCAATCAAGTGTTGATAAGCTGATTGCTTCGGCAATTAAAACACATGATGAAAAACAGGCTAGTGAAGCTCAGCAGCAAAAAGATTACGACAAGATGACTGACCTGGAAAAGGCCAACTATGATAAAGACCAATTAACCAAGCAACTTGCTGAATCACAGCGTCATGGAACTATTGTTGAAAATAAAGCCAAAGTGACGGCTCGACTGGGTGCAGACGATTTGCCGACAGCACTGATTGCGGCTTTTGGTGATGATGTTTTAGCAGATGATAAAGGCATTGAAGCGGCTTACACTGCAATCAGCAAGGCATTTACAGAGAGTTTACAGCAAGCAATCGATAAGCGAATCGCAAGCAGTGGGACCACATTGCCGGGTGCTGATACATCCGCAAATAAATCTGAAGGTGCAACAGCAGCTGAAAAATTAAATAACTCGCAAAAGCCAGCAAAGTCCAGTTTATGGGCGACAAAATAGGGAGGTACTAGATTATGGCTTATGTATTTGATAAAGGAACAGTAGAACAAAAGAATTTCATGGCATCTGAAAAGTTCGTATCATTCTCACGGCAGGTTGATGACACCAGTTACGCGGTGAAGACGGATGCTTTTGGACATAAAGTTATTCCAGCCGGCACGATTTATCCAACTAATGACGCTAAGGCGGAAGGAATCACGATTAACGAAGTGGACGTTACACGTGGCCCTCAAATGGTTGGCGTGATTGTTGAAGGCTATTTATTTGGCCAACGCTTACCAGTGGCGCCAACAACTGAGGCTATCACGGCATTAAAGAAGATTACTTTCACTGATACGGACGCCGCCGCCAAATCACAAGCCTAATTAAAGGAGGAGAAAACAAATGGCTCAAATTTCAGATTTATTCACGCAACATGATTTAATCGATTTTTCATTGAATCGGCAGTATCCAGCGATGCAAGGTGATGAACTATTCCCAGCAATCAAAGTCAACTCACTAACTGTTGATATCTTGAAACGTCAAAATCGAATTCCAGTGATTGCATCCTATGCGGCTTTTGATAGTGAAGCCGAAATTGGCAGTCGGTCTGCCTCGGGCGCTGCCATCGAACTGGCTTTGATTAAGCGCAAGATGCAGATTAAAGAAAAAGATTTGTATGCGATGCTCAATCCGCGGACGCCTGCAGAAGCTAGCTACTTGCAACAACACGTTTATAACGACTTTGATGTGCTCAATCAAGGCGTTTTAGCACGAATTGAAAAGACCGCTATGGACGTTTTAGCAACAGGTAAGACTATTTTGCCAGATGAAAGTGGTAAACTTGCTGTCCAACTTGATTATCAAGTTCCGACTGAACATCAGGAAGCTTTGACTGGAGCTGCTACATGGGATAACGGCGACGCGGATATCCTTGGTGATATTACGCGCTGGTGCGATAAGATGGATATTACACCAACCCGGGCGCTAACTAGTCGGAAGATTTATCGATTGATTACGACTAATACCAAAGTTCTACAAGCCGTGTATGGTAACTCTACTCGGGCACTTGGACAAGCCGACTTTGACACCTTCATGCAGGCACAAGGTTTACCAATTTTTCGGACTTATGATCAAAAATATACCCAAGTCGGAAAAGATGGCAAGATTACCAAGAGTCGTTACTTCCCAGAAAATCGACTTGTCTTAATGAACGATGACCCGATTGGTAATAAAGTGTTTGGACCAACTCCAGAAGAGTTAGCACAATTCAGTGGCCCAGCGCAAATTAACGCTGTGGGTAGTGTTTACGATATGATTTATACCGAAACTAATGATCCAATTGGGACTTGGGAAAAAGCCTCAGCAGTTGCGCTTCCAGCGTTTGCCGCGGCGGATGAGGTATTTCAAGCTCAGGTTTTAGCCTAGAGGTGATTGATAATGAAGGTTCGCGTTAAAGATTACCCAATTCGGTATAAAGATACTCGGTATAAAAAAGGTGATGAGCTCAGCATTACGCAAGACGCGTTCAATGATGAGCTTTTTGTTTGTCTTGATAAGCAGAAGGACGAGAAAACTGCCGATAATGCTCAGTTAGAAACAGACGACGAAGAATAGAGGATGATCGTATGGCTAAACCAAGCCCACCAGATAAGGCGGGACAATTGACAAGACTATATACGCGATTAGGTGTTGAGAAAGACACGCCGGATGCTGCGGTGGTTGATGACATCTTTGATGACGCTGTTCAAACGTGCTTGGATTATACCCGGTCTTCACTCTCGACACCGATTCTAATTCAGGCAAAACGGCTTGCCATTATCATGTACAACGAGCAAGGAACAGAAGGCGAAGCATCGAGGTCAGAAGGCGGCGTTTCTCAATCGTTTGAACTGGGACTACCTAACATAATTAAAACCGCGCTAGCACCTTACCGAGTCGCGAAAACGAGGCGATTCTAATGCGCCTTAGACCAACAGACCTGACAACTGTTTATTTACGACAACAACAATCAGGTCACGATGATGAAGGTAATGTCATTACGGCGGGATGGAGCAATCCAATTGCAGTGAGGATGAACATTCAAGCTGCTGGCGGTTCAGTGAATGCGCAAATCTGGGGCAAAGACCTTAAGTACATTAAATCTGGTAAGTATCAAGGTAATCAGATCAATGAAGGTCAACAAGAAAATTGGGGTGTTTGTGTCAATGTTACTAAAGATAGCGAGCCAGATTACGTTATCAATTCGATACAAACATTCAGCACCCATAAAAATATCACTTTAGAGCAACGTAAACGAGGCGAATAGGATGGCTAAAGTTGAATGGCGTGGCAGTGATAAGCTGAAAGCTCAGCTCAAAAAAATGCCCAGTGTGGTTCACGATGCCATCTGGGATGCTACTTTTGATGTTGTTGAGAAAGCAGAGGGCTATGCAGTCAAAGAACTTCAATCCAGCGTTAAGTATGGAAATGGTGAGTTAGCTCGAAGTATTAAATATGAGGTTGTCGATAGTGATGGCAAGATTGTCGGTCGTGTCTGGTCCGATGACCCAGTAGCTCTATTTCGTGAGCTCGGTACTGGACGAGTGGGTGAGGAGTCGCAAAAAGATTTACCCGATGGATTTACACCAGTGTACAGGCAAACGCCTTGGTTCATTCCTGCTGATGACGTTGATACTGACCTGAGTGAACTGTATGGTATGCCTAAAATCGAAATCGACGGACACACATTCTATCGGACAAGCGGTCAACCCGCCCGCCAGTTTTTAACCCCCGCCGTCAAACAAGCCAGTCGTGAGGCACCAGAGATGATTAAGCAGAGTGTGGAGGCCGCACTCCATAACAAATTAGGGGGTAGTTGATGGTAATTATTAATGTGAAGTCAGTAGTGTATCAAGCACTAACGGCTATACCGGAAATTAAACAGGTCTCAACCACGTACCCAGATAATTTAACGGTGTTCCCAATCGCTGTATACAACACGGCACATAAAGCCTATTTTCGTGATGCTAATCAGCAGGAGTTGCAAACGGAATGGACGATCACAATTGACCTCTTCTTAAAAGAAGGTAGCACAACGGCAATCACGAATAAGCTCATGTCATCATTTGGTGATATGGGCTTTTCAAGCGATGTTGTTGATAGCAATTTAGCGGGTGTGAATCGCACTGTATTACGATTTACTGGTGTTGTTGATAACACTAGTCACCGCGTATTTGAAAGTTGAAAGGATGATTGAAATTGAAAAAGAATTTAACAGTATTTGATTTACAACGATTTGCTGCAGACGCTAGTGCCGGGCTTGCCGGAACAGGGACCAAGCTTGAAATGTCAGTGGATGGCACTAAGTTTGATGAAATTGGCGGTATTAAGACCGTTCCTGACATGGGTTCAGACCCAGAAAATATTGATGTGACTGATTTATCAGATACGAAAAAGAAGTCAGTTCCTGGGATTGAAAATACATCAACGTTAGCTTTTACCTTTGTGTACAAGGGCAGCAACTTTGCAACGGCTTTAACGCACAATGGTGACAATAAGCAATATAAATGGAAGGTCACTTATCCTGATGGGATGACAGCTTCTTTCACTGGCTCATATACCGTCAAAATGGGTAACGTTGCTGTCAACGGAGCACTTGAATACACGATTTCGATTATCGTATCGGACGGACCGGACTTTGCAACGGCCAGTAGTAGCGCCGGAGCTTAGAACCGTCACATTTTATCCAGATAATAATTAACTTGAGTAAGAGACGAGTAGGCCAGCAGGCTGATATGAGACGAATAATAAAAATGGAGGAACTACGTTATGACAGTAAAGAAAGCAACTAAGAAGTTTGAAATGGGTGGATTACAACTTGAATTAAAGTTAACAGGCCGTGATATTTTGAATATTGAAAAACGCTTGGGTAAATCTATGATGTCGCTCTTTATGAGTGCGGATGGCGGAATGAAATTGCCACCATTGAATGAAATGCTTATCGTATTGCAAGGTTCGAACCAAACTCACGGCGTTACTGATAACGACATTTTTGCTGCCTTTGAAAAATATTTTGATGAAGGTCATGCCCCAATGGATTTATTTACAGTGCTAACAGACTTATTCCAGGAATCTGGTTTTTTCGGCAAGACAGCTTCGGCTTCGAAGACGAATACGGAATCGGAAGTCACTCTGGACAACGAACCAACGACCGAGACGACACTTTAAGCAATAATTACCAGACTGTTTCTGAGTTGCTAAGTGCTATTTACCCATTGGCCGTGCAATCTGGGATTGATTCTGACCACTTTTGGGAACTTGATTTTGGTGAACTCATGGTTCAAGTAATCGCAAATAATCGTAACCGTATAGATGATATGCGAATGAGAGCGGTAATGGATCACAAGCAAGCTGAGATGATGGCATTTGCTTTGAACGACCCTAGCAAAATGCCATCGGTTGAAGAGGCTTATCCATTTATCAAAACAGCGACTAGTACATCGTCGGATTCTGTTCCTGAATGGAAACGGGACCAGTTGCTTCTAATGCAGCAATCGCAAAAGATTAAGACAGCCCGAAAATTCAAAAAAACTACATAGGAAGGGGGAAACAACGTGGAACTTGAAGAAATTGAACTGCTATTCAAAGTGAACACTGAACAAATGGAACAACAATTTGCCAAGGTTCAACCGATGATTGATAAATTGATGGGGAAGACCGCTGATAGTGCGAAGTCCGGTATGGACAAGACCGAGCAGTCGATGGATGTTTCTAAAGGTGTTCAAAAGTTGCAAGACCAGTTGTCCGGTTTGAACGAGACTATCAAAACTGCATTCGAACGAATGAGTAGCTCGACATCTACCGGGGCTAGCAAGGTCAACCAGAATGCTGGCAAGATGTTTACCGGTAGCCGGGTTAAGGTAAAACAGGACTTACAGGCCATGCTGAGTGATATCAATGCAAAGATGGATCAGGCCCGAGCTGCTCAAGCCAAGATGCGTGACTTAATGAATCAAAAAACGTCCTTGAATACCGCTCAACAGAATGGGACGCAAGGAATTAAAATTGATAATCAGGTTGCGTCCGCTCAAGCTCAGATGACGCGTTATCAAAACCAATCTAAAGCTCTAGCCCAATCAATGCGACAAGAATTTAAAGCGGTGCCGGACTCACTGCGGCAGATTTCTAAAGCTATGGATCAAAACGAAGTTAAAATTGAAACCTATCGGCGTCAGTTAAAGGCGTTGCAGGGCTCCTATCGTGATGTTCAGGATTCTATGAAGACGATGGGTGCCAGCGACCGGCTGACCAAGCAAAGCACGGCACTTGAAAAGAGCATCATGAGCACACGCGATAAGATGAACAAGCTCATTAATTCCAATGATAGTCTGAACAAGAGCTATGCTTATGTTTCTGATCGTGGTGACGAACTTAAATCTGTAATTGGTAAGCTCAATACTGAGATGGGTGAATCCGGGACGGCTGCTACACGAGCGGCAGGTTCGTATAATCGTTTCGGCAGTGCGGCAAGTAGCGCAATGAATAAAGCATCAGGTTCCGGTAAGGGGCCTTCTAATTGGTTCAGTCGCATTAGCAACGGTATTCAAGGTGCAACAAGTCGGATACGCAATTTTGGAAATAGTAGTAGTTCTTCAATGAACAAAGCCTCTTCTAGTGCTAGACGGACCAGCGGGGCCCTGGGCGGCATTGCCCAGCAGTTGAGATACCTCCCATCACAATTAATCGTATTTGGGTTGCTGTACCAAGGCTTGACGCAACTTGCTACTGGGATGATGACAGCATTTAAGACGAACGCGCAGTTTGCAAGTAGTCTGAATCAAATCAAGGTCAATTTACTGACAGCATTCTATCCGATTTACAACTTTGTACTTCCGGCTGTCAATGCATTAATGTCGTCATTATCTAAAGCGACATCATGGTTGGCACAGTTCACATCAGCACTAACGGGTATGAGCTATTCCAAGGCGCGGCAAGGTGCTCAGGGACTTTATGAGCAATCTAAGGCACTAAATGACACGGCTGCCGCTTCTAGCAAAGCTTCTGCTTCTGTTAAGAAGGCAAACGAAGAGATTCGAAAGCAAAATGCGGCTCAGGCTAAATCAGTTCGTGAAGCAAATGCTCAAATTCGGGCGCAAAATCAGGCTCAAGCAGCCTCAGTTCGTGAGGCTAATCGACAAATTGCGGAGTCGAACAAACAAGGTGCTGCCAAAGTTCGTGCTGCTAACGCGGCAATTGAAGCCGCCAATAAACGTTCTCAGGCTTCCATGGAAGCAACCAAGAAAAAGAACAAAGAACTCATGCAGTCTTTAATGGGCTTTGATGAACTGAATGTTCTTGATAAGAGCAATGATGATGAAGACTACTCTTATGATAAAAAGCCAAAGGAGACTTTTACTCCGCAGGAAACACAAACGGCACCAGATTCAACGCCAACACAAAACGCACCGGAAAGTACGCCACTGCAATCGATGGATGGTACTGATGCTGGAGCTGGTGATGATGGTGTCAATTTCGGCGTACCATTAGGTCAGCCATTCAACAGCGCAACTGATGCAGCTAAAAAACTGCAAAAAATTTTAGGTGAGCTGTTCGACCCAATGAAGGCAGCTTGGGACGCCAAGGGTAAATCAGTAGTGGATGCTGCTAAGTACGCTTGGAAAGAGGTTGAACGAGCGCTCAGCGATGTTGGACGATCGTTTATGCATGTATGGGACAACGGCACTGGTCAGAAGACAGTAGAAGCTATCTTACAGCTGTTAGCAGACATGCTTAACATTATTGGTGATATTGCCAAAGCGTTCTCACAAGCATGGGAAGGTGGTGGCGGTCGTGGTACTAAGCTAGTCCAAACTATTTTCAATTCGCTGAATAATGTATTGAAACTGATCCACGACATTGCGAATTCTTTCCGGAACGCGTGGAATGGCGGCAATTTAGGCGAACGTATTTTTGCGAACCTGATTAAATTAGCTACTAATGTTGCACGAATTATTGGTGATATTGCTAAAGCGTTCGACAATGCGTGGACCCATGGTAATACCGGTACTAAGCTCATTCAGTCGATTTTAAATATGCTGAATGAGGTCATCAAAGTATTGAATAACATTGCGGTAGCATTTCGTAATGCTTGGAATAGTGGTGCGGGTGAGAAAATTGCATCAAATCTCTACAAGATATTCACAAACATCTTTAATACTGTTAGTGCACTTGGCGGCCAATTTGACAAGGCTTGGCAACATGGTGGCGTTGGTACATCTATTTTTAAAACGCTGCTCGGTATGGTTAATGACATGTTGGGTGCGTTAAACGACATGACAGGAGCAACCATTAAGTGGGCTTCTAAGCTTAATTTCACACCCTTACTACAATCGATTGATGGATTGCTAAAAGCGATTAGACCAGTAGTCAAAGATGTATGGGACGGCCTGGATTGGGGATATCAAAATATCCTGTTACCATTGGCCAAATACACGATTACTAATTTAATCCCAACGTTCTTCGATGCATTAGCTGCGGCGCTTAAGTTGTTTCACAGCATTATTCAAGCTTCACAGCCAGCCTTTAAATGGATATGGGATTCGTTCCTTAAGCCATTAGCAAAGTGGACTGGTGGAGTTATCGTTGGCATGCTTAAGAAGTTAGCAGATGCATTAGGTGGGATTTCCAGTTGGGTAGATAAACACCATACGGCCGTTGAAGCAATGGCGAAAGTCTTAGTAACTATGTTTGCATTCAAAGTAACAATGACAGGATTAAGCAATGGAATAGGACTACTGGGGAATTTAGCTGATAAAGCGGTTATTATTGGTGGTAAAGGGCATGTTCTCAGAGACTTTTTCAAGGGTATTACTGGAATTGATAAGTTAGAAGAAGCCGTTGGCAGTGTGAAGACATTATGGTCGCTTGCAAAAATGAAGTGGTCAGATTATGCTGCTGCATTAGCAGATGGTTGGAAGGCGCTCAAGAGTTGGTCTGTGTGGTCTAAACTGGCTGCTGTTGGTCAAGCTGCATTGAATGCAGTTATGGACGCGAATCCAGTAGCATTAGTGGTATTGGCTATCGCGGCATTAGTTGCTGGATTCGTCGCGCTATACAAACATAATAAGAAATTTAGAGATTTTTGTAATTCTGTGTGGAAGAATATAACCAAATGGTTTGGAGATTCAATCGATTGGATCTCTAAAAATTGGACTAAAATAATTGGTTTTATTATTAATCCGGTTGGCACGATTGCTTCCTGGTTCCTTAAAGATACAAAAACAGGTAAGAATATTCTTAAATGGGCATCGAAATTACCGGGTAAAGCCTCCGATTGGGCTAAGAGTGTTGGTAAAAAGGTTGGGACCCATATAACTAATGCTAAGAGGGATTTCCAACAAGCAGGAAAGAATATTGGTAATTGGACTACTGGGTTTGTTGGCGGTGCTAAAAGAACTGTTAACACTTGGGCATCGAATATTGGCAACGGTGTTCATAAGAAAGTTTCTGATGGTAAAAAGGCCGCTCAAGAAGCGGGTAAAAAGATTGGTAACTGGACGTCTGAGTTTACGAGCAAATCTAAAGGTGCAATCGTCGGTATTCGAAAATGGGCATCAAATATCGGTAGTAATGTTAATACTAAAGTCGAAGATGGCAAACGATTAGCCAAGAATGCGGGTAGTAAGTTAGGTTCATGGGTTAATAACTTTAGAACTGGCGCAAGTAAGACTGTCTCTAGTTGGGCTGGAAGTTTAGGCTCGAAGACTAATTCTGGAATGGGGAGTTCTAGAACAGCTGCGTTAAGAGCCGGTACTCAGTTAGGTAATTGGGTTGCTTCGTTTAGAACTGGCACGGGTAAAACAATTGCAAAATGGGCCGGTGGTTTAGGCGGTAAAATTGGTGGCGGTCTTTCATCTGGTTGGAAGTCTGTAAAAAAGGGTTCTGCGGATGTTGCTAATGCAATTATTGGTACGATTGGAAAAGCCGTTAATGGCGTTATCGATGGCATTAAATGGATTCTCAATCACGTAGGCGCCTCCAGCAAAGCAAAGTCATTGAGCCACTGGAGTGTTCCGTCATTTGCAACTGGTGGTCGCCATAAAGGTGGTCCAGCAATCGTTAATGATCAGGTTGGTGATAAGTATCGTGAAGCATACAAGTTACCAAATGGACGAACAGGTCTTTTCCCAGCAGTTCGCAATATGATGGTCAATCTTCCGAGAGGTACTCAAATTCTCAATGCGGCACAAACGGCTCGTAAAGCAACAGCAATGGTGCCACACTATGCCGGTGGTATTGGAGACTTTGATTTTGACTTTTCAAGTATTGGTAACTTCAATTTGCCAAGTTTCAACTTTAGCATGCCGAATTTTGGTGATTTGTTCAGTGGTATAGGGGACAGTGTAGGCAGTTTTGCCGATGGTGTGAAAGATACGGCAAGTGATATTTGGGACGATATCACGCACCCTGAAAAAGTATTGAAAGCTGCTATGAACAAGTTTGTTAAATTTACCGGCTTAGGTGGCTATCCGCTAGATGTTGCTAAAAGTATGGTGGATTTTAGTGTTGATAGTGCTAAAAGTTGGGTCGGTAAGATTCTCAAAGAATACGGCGAGAGCGAAGGACCAAATGGTGGTGCAATCACTCATTCAATGATTAGTCGCGCACTCGAGATGACTAAAGTTCCTAAATCGCGGTGGTCAAAGATGCAACACGATATCATTGAAGTGGCTAAGTCAGAGACCGGGAATCGAAATATTACGCAGACAATTACTGATGTGAACTCGCTAGCTGGTAATCCTGCAGGTGGACCACTACAGTATGTCAAGTCAACCTTTGATGCATTTGCTTTTCCTGGACATCATAATTTCAGATCATCATTTGACCAAGTATTGGCTTATCTGAATAACTCAGACTATTACAATGCTGCTGGTCATACAGTCATTTGGGGCACGCCTAAATTTGATTGGTTGCACAGTGGACCGATTGGGCACCGCCGTTTTGCTAACGGCGGTCTTGTTGATACTCATCAAATGATCGAAGTGGCTGAACAGAATAAGCCGGAAATGGTTTTACCTTTAACTAACATTCCACGGTCAATGCAATTGATTAAGCAGGCACTAAGCTTCATGGGACAAACGTTCAGTGATGGCTTACAAATGCCCGCAGCTTTAACTCAGTCGATGGATATGAGCAGTCTGGCTAGTCAGCCAAGTAGTACGAGTACACAGAGTATGAATAGTGGTGGCATTAACGAGCTTGGAACAAGCATCGTTAACGCGATTGTACAGGGCTTACAAATGACAAACGTTGGCGGCAGCATGAACAATCAACCGATCAATGTGAACTTGACGTTGCAAGTTGGTGATGAGAAGTTCGGTAATGCTGCTATTAAAGGCATTAACGCGGTAAATCAGAAGAATGGTAAAAACATGTTGAGACTATAGGAGATGATTACGATTGACATATTCACTGAAGATTGGTGGGACAGTGGTTAAAGCACCACAGTCCCTAGAAGTTGCAATCCAAGATATTGATGCAAAAGCATCACGTGACGCGAATGGGCTTTTGCATCGAGACCGTGTCGCAATCAAACGCAAGCTAACGGTAAAATGGGGGCCGCTAACATTGGCTGAGAATAGTACAATACTAAAAGCTGTCTCTGGACAGTTTTTTTCTTGCAGTTATTTAGACCCACAAGAAGGTGCAGTAGTGACCAAGACATTTTATGTTGGTGATCGGACTGCACCGACTTATACACTTAATCCATTGACATCAGATTATATTTGGCAGAATGTTTCAATGGATTTCATTGAACAGTAGGCGGGTGAAAATTAATGATTAAGCAATCTGATTTAGCCCTCGCTGCATGGAAGGCAACTGAACGGACGTTGGATGCAGTTGTCACAATTAACAAGATTGACTATAAAACGACAGATATTGCATCCATTTCATATGACGCAGGTGGCTACACTGGAGATACGTTTGGTATTGGCTCGAATTATGAAAACAGCGTGACAATTAAGTTTTCGCACTTAATTGAAGGACTTAAACCCGGCATGACGGTATGGCCTAAGATTGGTATAAAAACATCTAATGGCTATGAGTATAGCTCGCTTGGTCTTTTTATCGTATCAGATGACATTCAAATGGACCGAAACAACGATGAGACAACAATTAAGGCATATGACCAGATGTGTCTATTGGAGGGTACCTACACTTCTAAGTTAACTTACCCTGCGAAAATGACCAGTGTGATTGCAGAAATTGCAAATTTGGCTGGCGTGTTACTCAATACAACTGACATTAGTCGTTTGCCTGTACAAGTTAACTTACCGAGTGCTATTACCGGTCAAACGTATCGAAATGCAATTGGCATGATTGCTCAATTTTATGCTGGATTTGCAACGTTTGATAGGGACGGCAAATTAACAATTCGCACGATTACAGAGCCAGATTATACATTAGACCCGAGCCAATATGAACAAGGTGGCTTAACAAAAAATGAAGCACCATACAAAATTGGCGGTATTCAGTGTGAGGTCACAACGACTACTACGGATTCAACAGGTCAGAGTACCGAAACTACAAACACGCTTCAAGTAGGGGCAGCGTCAGGATCACAGATTAAACTCACCAACAATTTGATGACAATGGATCGTTTAGCATCAATATGGCAACAGTTACAAAGCTTGACCTTCTACCCTTTCAGTTTGAATTGGTTTGGCAATCCTGCAATAGAAGCTGGCGATTGGCTAACACTACAGGATACTAAAGGAAACAAGTTCAACGTGCCTAATAATGGTTATACTATGACGTTTGATGGCAGTTTGTCTGCTGTTTCTAAAGCAGATCAGACCTCAACCTCTAGTAGTAGCTATGCTTGGCGAAGCGAGCTATCACAATATGTTGCTGACTTAGGTGGACGGCAAGGTGCTTCGGGTAACTATATCTATGGTACAGATACAACTGAACCGCCATACGGAGCTAAATTTAACGATATCTGGTACAAGCAGAACGGTAATAAAATTGAATTGTGGACTTACGAGCGTCAGGCAGATGGAACTGGTAAATGGGTACTTACTGTGTCGGACTCTACTGGGGAAGAAGTGAAAGCAAAAGTTGACCAAGTGGAACTGGAAGCTAAGGCTAGTACAGATGCAGCTAAAGCGGCCAGTGATAAGGCTGACCAGCTTGCGGCCAAGTACGACGATACAAATGCATTAGCTAATCAAGCACTGGGTCAAGCAGTAGGCGCTCAAAGTGACGCTAGTGCTGCAGTTGCTACAGCAAACTCTACAGCCTCGGAATTCGGAAAAGTTAGTCAAAAAACAGATAGTGCCTTAACTAGTGCAGTTAATGCTCAAAGTGACGCTAGTGTTGCCGTTAAACAGGCCTCTTCTGCTGCAGCTGATTCTAAAGATGCCAAGCAAATAGCCGGAGCGGTCAGCCAGAGTTACAAGACTCTAACTGATGGTTCAACTATGACCATTGCAGAGTTAGAGAATGGTCTAGCTACAAAACTGACTAAGACTGATTTGGATGGTTACGCTACTGAGACTTGGACGCAAAACCAGATTAAAGTTACTGCTGATGGAATAAATGCGACCCTGTCCAGTGTCAAAACGACTGTTGACGGTCAGACTATCAGTATTAATGACCTCAAGGCTGACTCAAGTTCTTTTAAGAGCCAGTTTACGACTGTCAATAATACTCTCGGTAAGCACACTACTGATAATGCGACTAATAAGAATGATATTAGCCAGCTTCGTCAAACGGCCACAGAACTTAATAGCACGATGATGACTGTCAAGACACAAGTCCAAGACAGTGCTGTTGGAACTAACCTGTTACTGAACACCGGTGACGATAATGATGCAAGTCATCCTGTTAAAATGAGTATCGGTGACATGTCTGTATCTGGGTTCTTATCTAGAACTGAAGACTACAGCCAAGTAACTGCTCCGCCGTCCACTTCTCCTGAAATGTATTACCGTTTCGGTGGACCAATAACAAATGAAATGCACGGTTTGGAACGAGGTCAAACATACACCATTCAGGGAGATGTGTCAGTCTCCAAAGGTGCTGTCAGGTTTAGATCGCAACGTATGACCACTGGAGGATGGGCAAACTATGACACCGGAATATCCGAAATCTTAGTTTCCGATAGTGACGATTTTGTTCATGTCAGCCATACTTTCACTGTCCCTGATAACGCTTCAGCTATTTACACTAGTTGGCAGGTTGATGGATATGACTCGACTACGATTTTGAGATTCCGGAGGATGAAACTTGAAAAGGGGTCAGTGGCGACTGATTTCTCAGTAAATCCAGAAGACACAGCAACCGTGAGTGCTTTCTCCAAGCTTTCGCAAACTGTGGACGGTATGCAACTCGATATTTCTAAGAAAATTGAGCAAAAAGATCTTGACGGATACGCCACCCAGACATGGACACAGAATCAGATTAAGCTAACTTCAGATAGTCTTAGTGTAACTTTGTCAAGTGTTAAAACTACGGTTGATGGACAGACGACAAGTCTTAATGATTTGAAAGCTGATTCCAGTGGGCTTAAAGCTCAATTTGTTACCGTCAATGATACTTTGAGTAAGCAAACTAAGGACATTGGAACCCTGCAGGCAACGAACAAGTCTTTAGTTGCTAGCTTTGATTCTTTAAATGCTTCCAATGCTGTTAATGAACATAATATTAGTCAGTTGCAGGCAAGTGCTACGGAATTTAATAGCACTTTAATGACAGTTCAGCAACAGGTGACGGATAGTGCTGTGGGAACTAATTTACTTGCCAATACTGCAGACAATGGTGTTGGGCCTGTATCAGTCCAAGGTGATACTTCCAGCCCTGTGTACAATGCTTCTATGACAAGAAATGACAGCTACATTGAAATGACAAAACCTACGGGCTCCGAAATGTACTACCGTTTCTGTGCAATTGACGCTAGTATGCATAATCTTAAGCCTGGACAAACTTATACCATTCAGGGTGAAGTATATGTAAGTAAAGGCTCCGTTCATTTTAGATCACAATATCAATCAAATGGTGGTTGGGCGAATTACTCCGGTAACGAGTCTGGGGACCTAGCTACTAATACCTCTGGGTTTGTAAAAGTTAAGTACACATTCACAATACCTGCGAATGCAACCGCATTTTACCTGAGCTGGCAAGTATTCAACTTCGATTCAACGACTGTATTCCGATTCCGGAGAATGAAACTTGAAGTTGGAGTTAATGCGACTGACTATTCCACTAGTCCGTTGGACAATGCGACAATCACAGCACTTTCAAGCATCTCTCAAACAGTCGATGCAATTCAAACAACAGTGCGTGGAAAGGTTGATAATGACATTTACCAGTCTAAAGTAACTCAATTGAATAATCAGATAACCTCTGTGGTAGGGCAAGTCAATACTTTTGGCAAGCGGAATATGGTCACTAATGCACAGTTCCAGTACGACTATATGGATGGAACCTCTTGGACCGGCGGGACAACTACTATGTGGTATAAGTCAGATTATGCTTGGGCATGGGTTAACGGTTATCAAGGAATCTGTATTAATCAGCCAGTAACAACGGACAACAGTAGTTGGTATAATTTGTTCTCAAGAAAAATTGTTATTGGACAAGATATCTCAACTCCATGGTCTGCTAGTGCTTATGTGAATGTTGATACCGTTGGAATTGCTGCGATGATCATTGTGGAATTTTACGACACTAAAGGTGCTCGTATTGGGTATAAGGAAACGCATAAAAGCAGCGGTGGACTAGAATTAATTAAAGTTGAAAACGCTGTTCCTCCGGCTGGAACTGAAACAGTTTGTCTTTCATTTCGAGTTCATGGTGGTGGGCATATTGCTATGATATGTCCAATGCTTAATCAAGGAGATAAAGCTGCTTCCTTTGTTCCTGATATTTCAACTAATGCTGAACTTGAGAAGGCATATTCTTATATCAATCAAACTAATGACCGGATCAATCTTCGTGTCGAAAAGGCTGGGGTTATTAATGCAATTAATATCTCTCCTGAAGGAATTCAGATATACGGTAGCAAATTGCATATCACAGCTGATACCTATATTGATAAGGCGGTCATTAAGGACGCCATGATTGAGAACCTAAGTGCCAATAAACTTACTGCAGGTACTATCAACGCTGCGAATATAAATGTAATCAATTTGAATGCGAACAATATAACCACTGGTACAATTAAAGGTAGTAACTTATCAATTAATCTGAATAGTGGTAATGTTGAATTCCAGGCGGGCCGTATCCACTCATCTGATAATGGAATTGATATTAATATTAATAACAAGTACATTTCAGTTGCGAATAAGGATAATCGTGTATTTATATCTGGTGGGGAAATTCAAATGATCCAACCAACATTATTCTCAAGTCAAGCTACACCATATGTTCGTATCAGTAACGCTCAGGCGGGGGCGTCTTGGGGTGGTGCAACTTTCTGGGGGCGTGACTATTTTGTGGTTACTAACCGAGCTAATGACGGCAACATATTTACTTCACCAATGGGGGAAGAAAAGTTTGCAGGTATTTCTGGAGGCCATGCAACCAGCGGATGGCAAGCAACCAAGATTGGTGGAGCAGAGCGAGGCGTTCTTATATCTGGCGGCAAAGAGTTCACCGATGGTATAGGCATATCGCCGTATATAAAAGTCGGTGATACTGGTCATGCAGGTACGGGCATGAATGGTTCTAACATCAGTATGCAGGCCAACTACATTTATCTAAAGTCCCCTCATACGTCATCTCATGCTGCAAATGCATACTTGGCAGGTGATGGTGCATTAGTTATGTCAACTTCCGCCGCTAAGTATAAGACTGAGATTGTTCGAACATTTGAAACCGAGATGGGGGATAAACTCCTAGAAGTTCCAGTTGCACATTGGAAAGACAAAGAAGAAGTATTAGCAAAGACTCGCAATCCTGATGCTAAAGACCCGGAAACTTATTTCGGAATGATTGCTGATGATCTGGATGATGCTGGTCTGAACGAACTTGTTGAGTACAATGATAAAGGGGAGGTCAATGGTATTCAGTATGACCGGGTAGCATTGGCTCTTATTCCATTAATTCGTAACTATCGAGATCGCATAACTGTATTGGAAAACAAAATCAAACAAACGAAAGAGGTATAGTCAATTATGACAGCAAGAAAAGAAGTATTAACATTCAAAAATGGGCAACTAGTATCAATTGGAAACACTATGGCAGAGTTTAAGCTTAAAGGTCGAGCTTCTCTCGGGCGGACATGGTTAATTAATCGACTTGAGGACCTGAACAAGCAGTTTAATGCTGACCAATTAGCAACGCAAAAGAACTTTTTTAAAACCGATGAAGATGGGGAATTTGTCTATAAGGAAGACAAAAAGACGCTTATTCTTAAAGATGGATATACTATGGAAGAAGCTCAAAAAGAGTTTGACCAATTAGTAGAAGAACCAGTAAGTATTGAAATTAGCTCATATTCTGCACGAATGAAAGCTTTATTTAATGCACTTGAGGATTACCCGTATGAGCTGGAAGGGCAAACAGCTTTAGTATACGCATTAGTATTTGAACAGTTTGATAAAGCATATGGAAAAGGGGAATAAAAATGGAACTATTAAACACTAGCATCTCTTATAATATCGATGGAACTGGTAATACGAGTTCTGTAATTGCAGGTCTTCGTGGCGAAGTAGAAGGTCGAGTAACTATTACGGCAAATGTCACTATTTATCCGACAGACTTAGCTAAAGATGAAACTTTCGATGATCTAACAAAAAAAGAATTATCCAAACGTGCGATGAATAAGATTCCATCAATAATTGACTCTCTAATTGCAGTTAATGGTGGGTGGAGTTTTACTGCTGGCAGGATTTCATCTGTATCCACTCAATTTAATCAGTCTGAAACTGGCACATATGTGAATGCGAATGTTACTGCCACTGAATCAGATTTTTCAGATAAGAAGTTAGACGATGTTACAATGTCGGAGGCGCAGAGCGTGCTGCAATCCATTCTTAAGAATGAATTGCCAACATCATAAATATTAAGTGAAAGATGAACTTTGAAGAGATGGTGAATTGAAAATTAATAAGTTAAAACGACTAGGCCAGTGTATTTTAGGATGCTTTTGACCGTTCAATCAGGAATGACAAATAGGAGGTAGACAATTGAATAAGCACAAGTTAAAGGCACTCATCTTAACGGTGGGCGCCATTTTTATGGCCTTTTTAATGGTCAATGTTACCAGTCAGGCTTCAACTAGTCGTGACCAAGGGGTTGATTGGTCTAAGTACAACGGTAATAGTGGGACATTCGGATACAACACTGATAAGTTCGTGCTATCACAGGCAGGTGGCTTCTATGGCGGTACTAATATCCCTCAGACCACGTATAACAGCCAAGTTAAATCAGCTCAGCAGGCTGGTAAACGGGTGCACACCTATTTGTGGGACGGTGTTGGTGGCAATATGACCAATGCCAAGGCAATGATGGCCTATTACTTGCCACGTATTAGGACGCCCAAGGGCAGCATTGTGGCGTTGGACTATGAGGACGGTGCTTCTAATAGCGTGACAGCCAATACTAATGTCATTCTAGTCCAGATGGCCCTCATTAAGGCGGCTGGTTATACCCCTGTGTTGTATTCCGGCAAAGCCTATTTAAACGCTCATGTTAACACTAGCGCCATTGTCAAAGCCTATGGTAATTGCCTGTGGCTAGCTGAGTATCCAGACTATCTGGTTAGAACTAGCCCTGATTACAACTATTTCCCGTCAATGGACGGCGTGGCTATCTTCCAATTCACTAGCATGTATAAGTCAGGTGGATTAGATGGCAATGTCGATTTAACGGGCATTACTAAATCAGGCTATACAACTGCTAGCAAGACTAAAGCACAGGCCAATATTAAGCAGGCTCATAAACAGGCAGCTAAGAAGGCCACTTTTAAGGTCGTTAAATACAGCCAACGTGGGGTGTTCTATCCTAATCGGACTCTGGCAGTACGTTACACGGATTCAGACAAGGTACGTCAAGTGGCTACCTACTACAAGGGTGAAAGTGTGACTTACAATGCAGTCATTATTGAACACGACTATGTATGGGCACGCTACACCCGCTCAAACGGCCTGTATGGCTTTATTAAGCTAGGCGTCACCAACGGGCCAGCCTACGGGAAGCGAGTTACTGGTCAGCTGGTTAGTCATACGTATTACACAGTCAAGTCCGGCGACAACTGGTGGACAATCGCACAACGCAACGGCCTGAGAATGACTACATTAGCTAGCCAGAATGGAAAGTCAATTTACACCACTATCTATCCTGGTCAACGATTGGTGGTGCGGTAATGGCACAATACGACGATACAACCAAGTTATTAATGGATATTCAAAAGGATGTGGCCGCCACCAAAACGAAAGTTGAGAACATCGAAGAAAAGCTGAATCAAGTTGACGATATTGGCGACAAAGCGGACAAGGCGCTGGCCAAGTCCATCGAAGCTAGCCATCAAATCGACCGCGTTACAACTATTCAAAATTGGTTGATCGGGGTCTTAGTTAGTGGCGTACTCGTCACGTTAGTTATTTACATCGCAGAAAAGTTCCTTTAG